CTTGTCCACCTGAATTAAAGTATTTGTTAATGCGTCCTGCAGGATCAGCAAAGTAGTCTGTGCCCATGTCTTTGGTGAGTGATATTTGTACAGCATCTTTGATCAGTTTCTCAACAGGCTCAAACTCGCCTTTTTCCAGCAAGTCTGCCGACTTTAAAATAGCACGTTCAAGTTCTTGACGCTTGGTAAAACTCTCAAACTCAGTCATAAACCAATCAAAGTGTCCTTCGTTCAAGTCCGGCACAGGTTGCAGTTTGATTCCAGTGGTTGCACTAATCTGCATCTTATCTGGCATGGTCTTGTGTTTGTCCGTGTGTTCTTTAATGAACTCGGCCGCAGGTCTCAAACTTTTGTCAAAGTTTTGCGGATTGTAGATGTTTTGAACACGCACATAACTACCGGCGTCTTCTAACATCATCTCTAAGAATAATCGTTGGACTTCAAGTCCGTAATCTTTTAACAAGTTGCTTCTTCCTTATTTCAATTTTTATCTTACTGGTCTCTTTTGCTTGCATAATAGTTAGCAAGGCTCCTAGCTTGCCCAACTTTATCACCGCATCATTAACGTCTTTACAGCCTTCTGGCCACTCGGGTATACTAACACTATATCCTAATTCCACAGCACGGTCAATCAGTTCTACACCTGCTGTATCTTGATCTGGCACCACAATCACTTCCTTACCCAAGCCACGTATCAGTCTAGCCTGACCCTCACTCACAGTATTGTGCATTAGTGCAAGTCCATTAATGCTTAGTGCATCAAATATGCCTTCTGTAACAATCACATACTGCCAAGCATTGCGTTGCAAGTCTGTGCCAAACACATATCCTGGCTGAGAGTGATTGATATACTTGGGAATCTTGTCATCTAGGAATCTAGCACACCAACCTATCACTTTGTTGTCATAGGTAAATGGAATCAACACATAAGGTCTAGTCCAATGAACGCCATCAGTTTTGATAGATGTCATTGCCGGGAAGTCTTCCGGCACACATCGCTGGCGTATGTAATCCCAATAATAAGGATGTTCAGTAGTGACAACTTCTGTGTAAGGCGGAAAGTCATCTGACTCCTCAAACTCAATAGCACTTAGTGTATTGAATACTCTTTGTCTATCTTCCAGAATGCCGTGTATGTTGCGATGTCTTAGGCTTTCAAGATTGAGCATTTCAATCTCGTTGTCTGGCACACCCATCCAACCCAGTAGTCGTCGGGCTTTAAAACTTACTGTGCGACCTAACACAAAACTGGCTGTGTAACTACAGTTAAAACAGTGATAACTCCAACCTTGTTCGGTCGCCTTGATACCACCACGTCCACGCTTGTCTTGTGAGTTACCATTGTGTGTACAACAAACTGCATTGAAGCTGAGCCAGCCCTGTGGACTAGGTTTTCTTTTTGCAGGTAGATAACTTAGGATGTTAAGCATTTAACTAGTATAACATAACTGTTACACTAGATCAACGATATTGAACGTTCTCAACTCGTCCGTTTGTGAATATTGCTGTGGCAGACACGTTGCTTTGGAATTGTATTGGCAAGTAACCTGATCCACCATTGGTAACAGTAACCGAACTAACGCCACCGTTTGGATTGACAGTGCAAGTAGCAGTAGCACCAGCACCATCACCCAGGATTTCAATCAAAGGGGCGGCCACATAATATATGCCGGGATTGGTAATACTGATAGAAGTTACCACATTGTTTACTACATTTACACTGCCCTGTGCGCCATAGCCAATTGAGTTGTTGAATGCCAAACGTAACAGCGGATGAAAACCAACTACATTAAAGTAATCACTTACTGTTTCACTTAGATACTGTCGTGACTCTGTAACATTATACCAAACTGACTCGTAGTTTTGAGCAGCCTGTATTTTAACTGTACCTGTGTAGCCCACAAGGTCATACTTTACTGTGGTCAAACTTGCGCCATTGGTAGGCATAAAACTGCTGTAAAATTCAGTTGCTTGAATAGCATTTTGTGGTTGTGGCGTCAACGCCCAGTCCGGCCACTGTGTTGGGCCTACACCAAAATAATTGTTCTTGCCATACATGTCAGGCACTGTGCATTCTGCCGCAGGAATATGTGCAGGCAATATTGAATCTACAATATTGCAATCTGCTCGGGCCTGAGAGTTGGCATCCGTATAAGCCGCTTGTACATAGTTACCGGCTGTGCGTTGTATGCTGTAGCTAGCAGGCTGTGCTTGAATGTTGATGGTATCTTCTGTGCTGAGTACCACTTTAACTCTGCCCAAGGCAGAGCTTAAAATATCCATGGGCTTGGTAACCAACAGTTCATCGCCTGTTTGGTTTACCACACGGAATACAAAACTAGAACCTGCAATATTCACAGGCTTTTCGTCTTGATTAATAAATTCAAAGAGCAGGACATTATCCACACCCTTGTTGATGGTTAGTTGTTTTGCGTACACTGGGTCGTACCTCGCTGTAAAATATCCGCCACTGGTGTCTATCAAAAGTACCCGGACGATTTGTTGGTATAAGTAAACGGTGGTTGAATACATAGGATCCTCAGTAAGTATTTATGGGTAACAATATCTTTGAAAAATTGACAGAAAAATATCCTTTTATTACGTTGTGCGTTTACGCCAATGCAGAATATCTGGGTGTGGTGCAAAATAGGGACGATATTGTCACAACTATCTACGACTTTGGTGCTGTAGCAGACCAAGAATCCAAGATGTTGTATCTGGAATTGGCAAGCACTTGGTGGTGGGAAAGCAATAGATCAATCCCCATAAACATCTTTTTACGCAAAGATTGGGAACAGTTCCGCTATACGCTACGGACTTTTGTCAACAAAGATCTAGAAATTTTACATGGCCCAACTTGTAGCTTGTTGGACATTGTGCGCAAGAAGAGCAAAAGAAAATCAATTACACTTGTACGACGTCTTGATTGAGCAAGTTTATGTGTAATACTACCAAAGCCGCGTAGGAAACTGCGTGGCTTTTCTTAAATGTGTAGCCCTGACTTTCATCGCCATCCCATACTGTGGCAAACACTTCTTCCCAGGGGCCAGTTTGTAAGTGTGCTTTGCCGGACGGATGATACTGATAAAAGCTGCCATTCTAGGAATACTATCTGGCTTCATTACTCGGAGCAAGTCTGTATAGTTGCCCACGTGTACCAGTTGACTTGCCCACTCATGATCTGTCCATAGCCTTTCCCAAGCCGGGGGTGCAGTTAACATTTGTTCGTAGTGTTTGGGACTTTGCACAAGTTTGTAAACGTGCATATTCAAGAAGTCAATTTTGAAGTAGCCACGTTGTTCAGCAGTTTCGTAATCTAGTGCCGCACAGTTGTTAAACGGATCACGCGGAATGTCTGTAACATACACACCTGAGTTGTGTTTGCGCACCTGGTTGCCAACTTCTAATCGTGCAGGAGTATGCTGAATCAACTTCAGTATAGTGTCTCTATCCGCAAAGTCAATGTCAATATCTGCGCTCATTACCAACCTGCCTTGTTTAATATGTCTTTAACGTACTCTTGGTCCGCTGGATAGTTTGTGAATTTCTTTTGCCAAGCGTCACTATCAATGTACGGCCAAATCATTGCCACTTGTTCTGTGCTCAGTTCGCTTAGGAACTTTTGTCCTGATTCTGAATTGTAGATTATCCAAGGGCTTATACGTCCTGCTGTTACAGAATAACATAGAGCATTGGTGTTGCCATAACGCATCCAGTCGTGTGGAGAAGCATTGGTTTCTTCTGCCCAACGCATGCTGTGTTCTATTGCACGAGCCAGCGCATCATCCACTGCTTCCACACGCAAATATTCCACAAGATACTCTGTGTAAACTTTGTCACTACACCAATGATCAATTTTCTTTTGTGCTTTTAGTAACCAAGTCATAAAACGTGGGGGTGCAATCACATTGGTGTTTACACAATAGTTTCCAAACTTCACAAACGCTCGATAGTACGGGCTATCACAAAAGTCATCGTGTGTTTTGTTCCGGGCCGAACCTTGCATGGTTTCATAAAATTTGATGTATGCTTGAAAACCCATACGCACACCTGTTTCATCTCGAGCCAAGCGTCTGCGTTTGGGTTCGCACATGTGAACTGCTATGCTGGTTTCTCTAGCAAATTCTTTTTTGCAAAACTCGCAGGTGAATGTCATTTCTTGTCTTTACCGGAAGCTCTGTGGTATGCGTCAATTTCTTTTTGTGACGTTATCTGTGCCATGACATCAATTTCATCATCCTTGTAGTCAGGATAAATTTCCATCAATGCTTTGCGTTTGGCACTTAGCCCAGCTTCTTTCTTTTTAGGAGCAATCCAGGGATGTCTCGGTGTACCTATGTCTGGACTAACACTTGTGGCCATAAGCCATTGTAATTTAGGATGCCGGCTAACGTCAAAGAAGTGTTTGTTTAGTCTTTCGTTGCAACTGATAACATAGAACTCTTGTAGTTCCCTTGACCCTTCCACTGCCGAGCCCCAACGTATCATCAAATAGTTACTAAACTTCTTGCGTTCTTCTATGGTAAGTTCATCATAGAATGTTCTAACCTTGCGGTCAAACATTCTCATCTCGTTGGCAATGTTTAGTTTATCACTCATCAGTCTTACTCAGTTTATAGATCATTATAACACGATCCAGTGCGTCTTGTAAAGTGGGATTGGTTGGGGCCGCACGTCGAATCTCGTGCCACATCTTGTTTTCTTGTACATGGTCACTTAAAGGTCTACCATCTACTGTTCTTGAATCGTAATTGATCTTGTGACCTGTAACGGGATCGTAATCATATCCTATTACTATACGTGTGCCTGGATCTGCTCCCGACTCACGAGCATATACCACGTCATTAACACGTTCGTAAATGTACGTAGAATCTGGTTTAAGTTGTCCCATTACCAGGCCTTGTTATAGTCCACAATCTCACAGTTACGACTTACGTCTTTAACAAAATAAACGCAATCAGGTTCTGCATCATCATTTAAGGGTACTGCTAGCATTTGTCCATTCTTGAGTTTGGGTGCGTACCAGTTTACTTCATGATACACATCCAAGATTTCTATATCTGGAAAGCTGGGTCTGTAACTGGTTAGCGGGTTGAACTGAAATACTCTGAAACCTCTGTCGTTAATGCTGGTCAAGGGCAATACTTCCAGGTCACCAATGTCTGGTTCCCCAATAAGGATCTGCCAGTCCATGGGCATCTTGAGAGTTTGTGTTCCTATGCGCAACACCAAGGCAGGTGCGTTGAACGACTCTAAAAAGATCAAAGGAATAAAATGATAATCTGGATCTGCTGGATTAGAGTTATCTAGTATAGCAAATCGCATGTCATCAACTTCTTCAGGCAGTTGATTCAAATCGTAAAAGGTGTTGTCTAGTGTTAGTATTCTCATGAGTCTATTATAGCATAATTTTTTGATAGTTACAACCTTAGCTACCAAGATATTTTATAATATCATCAGTACTTTCAAAATATTGTTCTTGGTGGAACGGAAGTTCTTGATTGTACAAAATTGATAATCTGGCGTTTAACCACGATTCTTGTAAAAGATTAAAATTAATCAATTCGGATTTTTTATTTTTAATACAATCTAGTATATAGTGTGCTTGATTATTTTGTTGTATCTCGTCTATATTTTTAATAAATTGATTCCACAGATCAGTATACCATTCATTATCAACAGTATACCCTAGATTAAAATAATCAATAATCCTGTTCAGCAGTTGCAAAAAAAGAGGCAGTTGGTATAATTCAGTGAAATTAAATTCAAATACATCAAACTCGTATTTTTGTTTTTTAATCATTTGAACTATGTTATTTTCTTTGTAATTTTTAAAATTAAAATGGTAATATTCCCGAAGTATTCCTCTACTAACTGAGTTGGTTTTTTTAACATCAATATTATATGCGTGATTGATATGTTCTATGGTATTACCGAAGCTTGTATTTTTAAGTTGTTCATAAAAATTGATATGAAAATTTTTTAAATCAAAATTATAATCTCCTGCTCTACCATAGCTTAACAAATTTATTAACAGACAGTCGTTGGGATCAGCCACTATTGAAATAATGTTTTTAGTTGTTTGTTGATACTGATCTGGATAAGCACTATAATGCCCACTGACTGCAATTTTTTTAGCATACGGTCTGTGAGCTGTGCCAAAAGGAGTAAATGGGTTTATATTTCTTGTTTCATCATTGGGCAATGTGTTTATTGCATAACATAAGAAATTTCCATGTAACCCTCCTATAAAATCAATTTCTATCATGCTATCTTCATCCAGTCTAGTTTTTCTTGTGAGAATGGATAGTTGGCTTCTTTGTAGAACTGTTTGCGTTTGGTTAAATGGCGTTTAGCAAACTTGCAAGTGCTTGTTATATCCCAAATTTGCACATGATCTTTATCCTCTGCTTTTCGGATACCTCGACCAATACTCTGGATGACCCTAACAAAACTCTTGCCAGGCTCAATGAGCACCAAATTAAAGATTCGCGGAATGTTAATTCCAACCGCTGCCACACCGTAAGTGGCAACGATAATTTTGTCTGTTGATTCTGCGACTTCGTCATATTCATCCTGTCTATCTTTAGATTTGGTTGCCCCGGATACAAACACAGCACGATCGCCTAGGCGTTCTACTAGGGCATTTCCTGCGGCTACTCTATCCACAAGCACAAGTGTGTTGCCTGTTTCGTTCACTTGACGCACCAAGTCCGCCATGGTGTCCAAGCGCCCTGACTCTTCCAGTAGGTATTTGAGTTCACTTTGATAGTCTTTGTACTCCACGTGATCAATCAACTGCACAATGTTCACATGACAGTTGGCCAACACACCTTGCTGTTGCAGTTCATTGGCACTCAAGCGACCAATAACAGGTCCAAGCCCTACCAGCAGAGCCTGACTTTCAAACTTTTCTTTGGGAATAGTTCCGGTTAATCCCCACCGAATTGGCACTCTAGCCATCACACCTGTCAGCAAGGTTTTAAGCGCATCTGCTTTGGCCATGTGTACTTCGTCTACAATAACGCATACTACACCTTCTAGGAACTCGCCAATGGTTACGTCACCTGTACCTGCTTTGGTATTCTTTAACAGCACGTTTAGACTTTGCCAAGTGCAAATAGTATGCTGACGTCCGTATTCTTTTCTATCGCCAAAATACACACCAACATCTTGTTCCATGTTGATATAATCTTTTTCTGTTTGTGTCACTAGACTCTTGTTGGGCACAATAACAATGCTTCGTCCATATGGTGTGAC